ATGGTAGTTGCTGAGGTGCTTACTGGTATTGCACTCGTGCAGCAATCCGTAAAATTTATTAAAGAAAATATTAGCACTGCTCAAGACATTGGGCAGATAGCCACCCAGATAGATGATTTGTTTTCTGGTGAAAAACAGGTGCAGCAAGCCAGAGCCAAGAAGTCTGGCACTGGTTTAGGCGATCAGTTTGGTGTTGATACTGTAGCTAAAGAAGTAATTGACGCTAAGTTAGCAGCCGAACAGTTACGAGAAGTAGCGACTATGGTTGATATGCGGTTTGGTCATGGCACTTGGGCTGGCATTATAGCTGAAAGAGCCAAACGTATTCAAGAACGGCGAGAAGCAGAGGCCGCAGCTAAAAAAATGGAGAGACTAAGGCAACAAGAATTAGTGGATAACTTTAAAATTGGGATTGCTGTGTTTTTTCTAATAGCTGTAGTAATAGGTTTGTTTATGTTTTTAATGTTTAGTGTAGCAATAGCGACGGTCATGTTTGATGCAAAAGAAATTACAAAAACAATCTAAGTTTGCTGAGTATGACGAGGATGGTGATGGTATCGTTAGTGATGCTGAACTGATGCACGTTAAGGAAATAAAAACAACAGAGGACAATCTTCGTAAGCATTTAGCTCAACTTAGGATGGCTAGATACACTTTGATTTCAATGGGTTTATTTACTGTAGCTATGTTTTTCATACCTTTGGATAGGGTCAAGGCTTTGTCAGATATATCTAACTTATTTTACATTTCGGGAGCAGGCATTGTTGGTGCTTACATGGGTACAACAGCTTGGATGAATCGAAAATAATGTGGCAAGCCTTGGTAACAGCTTGCTTTATAGCAAACATGCAACAGTGTATAGTCTTGGAAGGACAGCAGTGGTTTGAAACTGAGGCCAGATGTAAGGCCAGAGCGTTAGAAATGGCTAGTGATGTGAACAGGTACATGAGATCACACAAACCAGTTAGATATGAGTGTAGAAAACTAGCGGGTGGGATGTTAACAAGATGATGTGGAGTATGCACAATCACACAACTAAGGCGCAGGCTTTAGCAAACAGGAGAAGGCAGAATGTTGCAAGCATTGATAGGGCCAGTCACAGGATTACTGGACAAGTTCATAGAGGACAAGGACCAGAAGAACAAGTTAGCCCACGAACTAGCGACAATGGCAGACAACCATGCTCAGGAATTAGCAAAAGGTCAGTTAGCGATAAATGCTGAAGAAGCTAAATCAAGAAATATTTTTGTGTCAGGCTGGCGACCTAGTGTTGGCTGGTGCTGTAGCTTGGCTCTATTTGCTCATTTTTTGGTTTTTCCTACTATGGATGTAGTAACTGCCTATATGGGAGTTGAGCCAGTAGCTTACCCTCAGTTTGATATGGACAGCTTAATGACTGTGCTTCTAGGATTATTAGGTCTGGGTGGGATGCGTAGCTACGAAAAGGCAAAAGGCTTAACAAAATGAATAAAGATAGATTACGCGAAGAAATAGCCGAAGACGAGGGCTGTAAGTACGAAATATATCTTGACCATTTAGCACTGCCAACCTGCGGTGTGGGTCACTTGATAACTGAGCATGACGAAGAATATGGTAAGCCTGTTGGCACTGTTGTTGAACAGGAACGAGTTAGAAGCCTATTTGCTTTAGACATAGCCGTGACTATAGACGAGTGCAAAGTGCTGTATTCAGACTTTGATGATTTTGACGAAGAGCTACAACATATATTGTGCAATATGATGTTTAATATGGGTCGGCCTCGGTTGTCAAAATTTGTTGGCATGAAGGCTGGCGTTGATGCTCGTGACTACAACGAAGCCGCCGATCAGATGGTTGATTCCAGATGGTATACTCAAGTGCCAAATCGTGCTAGAAGATTAGTAGACAGGATGAGAGCTTTACATACTGAGGAATAGATTATGCCCCTTCAGAAGATATTATTTAAAGCAGGCGTAAACCGTGAAAAACCTGCGTACGCAGCAGAAGGCGGTTGGTATGAGAGCGATAAAGTACGATTTCGCCAAAGTTTGCCGGAAAAGATAGGGGGGTGGGAACGTATTTCTGCAACCACTTTTCAAGGTGTGTGTCGGTCATTATGGAATTGGATTACACTAGGGAGCCTTAATTACATCGGTGTAGGCACTAATCTTAAGTTTTACGTAGAGTTGGGTGGAGGGTACAATGATATCACACCGATCCGAACTACTACGTCTGCAGGTGCGGTTACTTTCTCCGCCACAGATGGCTCATCAATTATAACAGTAACAAATACATCTCATGGGGCTATCGCAGATGATTTTGTTACTTTCTCTGGCGCTGCTTCTTTAGGAGGAGACATAACCGCAGCAGTTCTTAATCAAGAATATCAAATAGTCGCGGTTACTGGGTTAAACACTTACACCATAACAGCTAAAGACACATCCGGTGCTACAGTTACAGCTAATGCTAGTGATAGTGGCAATGGTGGGGGCTCTGTTGTTGGGGTTTATCAGATAAATACAGGATTCGCGTACTCTATACCCCTAACAGGTTGGGGTGCAGGCACTTGGGGCGCCGGTCCTTGGGGTATAGGTGGTGTTTCTTCAAACGCTATTCGGTTGTGGAGTCAACAGAACTTTGGAGAAGACCTTGTATTTGGACCGCGTAATGGCTCTATATTTTATTGGGATGCTACAAATGGCGCAAGCACGCGTGGGGTTTTGCTGTCCAGTCTTGGAGGAGCATCTGACGTGCCAATACAGCAACAAGTGTTGTTAGTATCAGACATCAACAGGTTTGTGTTTTGTTTTGGAACTAATGATATCGGTACATCTGTTGTCGACCCTATGCTTATTCGTTGGTCTGACCAAGAAAGCGCGGTTAACTGGACACCTTCAGCTACTAACCAAGCAGGTAGTCTTAGATTGTCCAGCGGGACTGAAATTGTAGCCGCATCGCAGGCGCGTCAGGAAGTGCTAGTATGGACTAATTCTGCGTTATATTCTTTGCAATATGTAGGCGCACCAGCTGTCTGGGCAGCGCAGCTTGTTGGAGAAAATATATCTGTGGCTTCGCAAAATGCCGTAGCTTACGCTAATGGCGTAGCTTATTGGATGGGCAGAGATAAATTCTACAAATATGATGGTCGTACACAACCACTACGTTGTGATTTGCGGCGGTTTATATTTAATGATTTTAATGATGCTCAATACGATCAAGTATTTGCAGGTACTAATGAAGCTTTTCACGAAATATGGTGGTTCTATTGTTCTAACAATCAAACCGATATTGATAGGTATGTAGTATATAACTATTTAGAAGATATATGGTATTATGGAACTTTAGCACGTACTGCATGGCTTGATTCTGGACTACGTGATTACCCACTTGCTGCTACATATAGCTATAACTTGGTAAACCATGAACTAGGTGTAGACGATAATGAAGGCGCAACTACGCAACCCATAGCCGCGTCTATATCCTCTGCACAATTTGATCTGGATGACGGACATAAGTTTGCTTTTGTGTGGCGGGTGCTGCCAGATATAGAATTTACAGGGTCTACCAGTACGACTCCAGCGGCTACTATGACATTACTACCTCTTGCTAATTCAGGTTCTGGGTACAACAACCCAACATCTCAAGGGGGTTCCAACGCTGGTACAATTACTAGAAGTGCAGTGTTGCCTGTTGAGCAATATACAGGGCAGCTAAATACTAGAGTCCGAGGTAGACAAATGGCTGTAAAAGTAGAGTCTACCGCCGCAGGAGTTACATGGCAGCTAGGCACTCCTAGAATAGATATGCGTCCTGATGGTAGGCGCTAATGAGTAATGTAATCAACAAAGTAGAACCACCAGCCCTGCCGTTAGCACCAGAACAGTACAACCGTCCATTTATAGATCAAAATAGCAACATTCTACGGCTGTTTTTTAACCGTATTGCAAGTACACTTGGAGCGCTTCTTAATACTGACAACGGGGGTAAGTTTATACATTTCCCCTATGGAGTATTTTACAGTACAGCGGATCAAACAGCTTCTAATGCAAATACAGGGTATGCAGTAACTTTTAATACTGTTCGTACAAGTAACGGTGTAAGTGTAACTAATAACTCTAGAGTTACTGTTGCTAGCGACGGAGTGTACCATGTAAAAACCACATTACAATTAGCATCTAGTAGTAGTTCTTCTAAGACCATATCTATTTGGGTAGCAATAAACGGTACAGCACAGGCATACAGCGCACACGAATACATTATTTCAGGTTCTGGCGGTAAAGATATCGCTAATTGGAATAGCTCTTTGTCCCTTACAGCAAATGATTATATAGAAGTTTTTTGGGCCACAGATGACACTAATGTAAGTTTAGATGCTTCTGCTGCCTCTTCTCCGCGCCCTGCCGTAGCTTCTGCAGGAGTGGCATTAACATTTGTAAGTAATTCATAGTTAAGTTTGATAACAAGTTATGGTGTTCAAAGGCAAAACTTGCATATCTTTGAGTATTTTGTATATTAAAATACCCTTAACTAGGAGC